ATCTGTTTTTACTGTTTTTAAACACTTCAAACACATATCAAGATAATCATTAGAATTAACCGACTTAATGGTCGCCTCATAATCAGATAATAAATTATTGCAACAATAACATCTCATGGTGTTCTCCAATGCCTTTTAGAGGCGTTTTAAGGTGCTTTTTAGGCGTTTTTACGACTATTTGATACCTATGCGTCATCTTCTTCTTCTTCGCCTCCTGGAGCTTCTCCTGAAACATTGTCACAATCCCAAATTACATATTCACAATCCATTTCTTCAGGTAAAAAAGTATTTGCACGATTAACTTCAGGCGTGTTCACTATAATTACCATTATTATTATCTACATAATGTTTCATTTCATAATAATCCAAAAATACTTCTGCTAATTTATGCCATGTTGCCATGTTAGTTTCTCCGATTTCGCCTTCATAAAGAGACTCACCAATGCCACCACGATTTAATAATGATTTTAATTCTGCATCATTCATTTTATAAACTCCTTATATATACTTATAATAGTATCTATTACTGAGGATACTGCGAATATTATCAATAATAAATCTTCTCTGTTCATGTTAATTCCTATAATATGCGTGAAAGGGGTTATTTTTCATACTTTCTATCAATTCCTCAATACTCCAAAACCATTGTAGCATCTTTAGACCTTCTTTAGTGTAAATAGTAAAACTCAAAATAGTGCCTCCTCAAATACAAATTTAGGTGCTTTTCTTAATTCAATTGTCCATGCGTTAGTGCCTACATATTTCAAGGCCTCGGCTTTAGTGTAAAACCATCTTAACACAAAACCATCTTCATCACTAACCCAATATTTACTTAGCATTACTCTTTTACTGCTTTTTTATAGTCCTTCACCATCCAGGAATCTACTGCTTGATCCACGTGATCGCCCGTAAGCCATACATGCGTAGCCATCTTCCCATCACATAAGACAATGGCTGGGGCTATTTCTTCTTGTGGGACATCCCAAGAGCCATCACGCAGCCACCTATATCGCTCTGCGTCTAAGAAGTTTTGACTATCTCCTAGCATCTTAGAGAAGAGAGCATTTCTATTGTCTTCTTGAGCCTCTAATGCGTCGCATAGCTGATTTATTAGTGTGCGTGTGACCACATAGTCATCTTTTTCTGCGTAGGTTCGTGCCTTGCGTAGTAAGTTTTCAATCATTTATTGCCTCCATAGATTCGTACATATCAACCATATCATTTATCACTTTATCACGACCATATTTTAACATATAGGATACTGCGTCACACATCAAATTGTGGTAAGTGTATTCCTCCCATGCGAGGCGAGCCTCTTCCTTATTTAACTCTAGTAAGCTATTCATAATTTCCTCTTAGCTAAGAAAAGGGCTACATTGTACCAATACTCTGCAACTCTCTCAACCACTTCCATAGGTGCGTGGGAGGGCGTAGGATAATCTGCATCGCCATAACCACACTCACTCAAACCCTCATACCAATTTTCCAAGTTGTTTACATTGCAATAGTCCACTAATAATTCCTCTGCGTATTGCTCTATGCGTTCTTGCTGATCCATTTTATATTGCTCCTTCATATTGTTCTATGGTAATGCCAATAGAGTCACAAAAATCCTCTAGATAATTTCCACTCTCAAAAGCATCTATCAGCATTGTGCCATTGCCTATTCTAGCATTAGCCTGAATATATTCCATGTATTGATCTTCTAAGTTGTTTAAATCCATTTTAATCCTCCTCTGTTACATTAAAGTTTAACAGTATATGGTGACCCGTCACAATAATTTTACAATCGCCTGCGTAGTAGGTAGCCCCGTTAGGTTCTATATGTTTTAAAATAGCATCGGGAAAATTCTCGTCGAGCCATTCAATTAGTAAATCCTTAGTATTAAAAAATATGTCGTGTTTCATTCTGTTATCTCCCAATTTCCAGTTTTATTTCCGTTAGAATCAAATACAATTCCTTCAGCGTCTCCCCAATTTATCTTTTTAATAATGTCCATTAAGTTTTCTTGCACCTCTTCAGGATTACATGCATAAGCTGAATTGTCTAAGTTTATCTCTATGCTTAATTTCATTTAGCTAACCTCCAAAATAGTATTTATGTCAAAACCTGGGGTAAACCCGTATCCTACTATTTCCCAATCGGCTTGATAAAAGGGGTATTGCTCGGCATAACCATGTTCTTGCGTAGGGTTGCCCTTAATAGCCTCTTTAATCTCCTCCTTGAGCGTATTAAGGCTCTCTATCGTGCCTACTTTCATCTTAATATGTATTTCCATATTATCAATAAATATTGCGTATGTTTTCATTCTGCACCCACTTGTTTAACTGATACAAAAACGGCATTATCTCCTGCCAATTTCCTAGCCTCGGCAATGTTATTTGCGTAACAGTATTTTGTTGCAATAACTGCCACATGAAATTCATATAAAGTGCGTAGTTGTTTAGGTGCTTCCCATGCCTTATAGGTTGGGGCTTTTCTACAATCGGCATAATATACGCTAAAGCGATCTGCAAATTGTGGCAAACACCAATTCCACCTATTATATTGCGTACGGGTATCTAAAGGGTTGTTGCGTTGTCCCCTATAGCGTACCCTTATTTTAATGCCCTCTGCCTTAAATTGTTTTTTTACTTCATCAAGATAAGCTATAGGAATGTTTTTGTATATTGCAGATTCTGAATTAGTTTTGTATTGTTCTAAGTTAATCATTTTATTTATTCCATCCTAAAGGTTGTTCTGCTTTTTTTTCTACAATGTAACCTAGCTTTTCAATTAGGTTGACAGTATCAATAGATAAGGTTTTTGTTTTAGCTATCTCCGCAAATAATCGAGAGGTGTCGCAAATAGGGTAATAAACCCATGAGCCATAATTTTTCTTAGCTTCTATAATAATTTTCATTTTATTTACCTATGTTTATAAATTGAATATGATCTTGCTTAAATTTTTTAATCTCTTCAAGGGCTTGCTTGCGTATAGAGTTTAACTCCTGAGCGATATCGTTACCACCTATAGTTTTTATCCATCCATAACCATACCATGCCTCATGACTAGGATGCCATTGTAATTCTATACAATTTTCTCCCCATGAGATATTAAAAGATTTACCACCTTGTTTTAAATACTCTGCGAGGGTTCGCATGATTACCGCCTTGCTTGGCTTACGGTTTTTATAGATAATATCTATCGTTTGAAATAATTCACTCATTTTATAGCCCCTTAACTGATAAGATTGTGGCTTTATTGATAGCCCTATAAGCTTTAGACTGTAAGTCATATACGGTGATATATTTATTAGGGTTTAAGGTGCTTACGCCCCCTTTTAGGTGCTTTGTAACGCCTAATCTCCCATTCAGTGAGCGGATACTACCGTCTTTTTTAAGGAATTCTACTGTAAAGATTTTCCCATTAGAATTGAGAATATCATTGGCAAATAAATCCGATTTTGTGATTAATAACATTTTAAAAACCCCCCGTAGATAATACATAAACAATAATTGGAAAAGTAAAACATAATAAACCTAAAATCATTCCTTGCATAAATTTAATCATCATAAACCCTTATTAGTTAATTACAAAACCGCTAAAATCTTTTATTGCCTTACCCTTAGCATATAACGCCACAATATGCCCTTGAGGCTCTACATGACGCACATCACTATCATCCCCACCAATAACGGGCATGCCCTTGAATGTTAACGGAATATCAGCTTTAAAGCGAAAAACTGTCGCAATTCTAAACTGATTTTTAATGGCGATCTTATTATATTTATCAAAACTATCAACGCCACTATAAGAAAAAGTTAAGTCATAATTATTAGGTAAGTTTTTACGGTTAGGAATTTTTGTATAATCATACCATTGCACCAATGGAAAACGGCTCATAATATTAGCGTAGGTTTTACCGTCAAAATCAATAAAGCTAATATTCTCAAAGCGTATATCACTTGTGCCATTTAAGCGGATTAAAAGGGTTTGCCCTAGCTTATCTGCCTTGCGTTGACCTGCCTCCACATCTTTTACAATATTAAGCATAAAGTTGTTTTGATCTTCAAAAAAGGATTTTGTCTTATTTATTCTAGCTTGTTGGATAGAATTAAATGCGCCACGCCCTGCCGTATATAAGCAAGCTTTTTCGCATTGTGCTAGTTTTGCCATTGGGCATACTTGATGCCCTGAGATATCACTAGGGGCTAAGTATAGAATTCCTGTAAAGTAGCCAAGCTTTACGCCCTTTACGGTTTTGGCATTGGTATTAAAGCCTAATAATGATTTGCGTTTAAATATTGTCATTTTATATCTCCAATTCTGTTAATGTTTTTCCGTCATAATCTGCAACTGAATAGCTTATAACATTCTCAATATGTTTACCATTGTAAATCCATTCCATGTAAGCATTTGCCTCCTCTTTGGTGTTAAACTTGGCAATTGCTTGATTTTTTTCCACGGTATTTCTATATACATAATACATTTTGGTTATTCCTTGTTAGTTAATGTTAATTTGTTGCTATGTATTAACTATATAGAGGAGATACGTCATGGCCTATAGGGGTTTACCCTAGGTATCCAGGTTATCTCATATTGTGAAATATAACTAAAAGTTATGACATATGGGATAGTTATACTTAGGGTTTACCCTTACTAAATAGAGATCAGGGCTGAGACATACTAACCCTAGGGAATGACTGAAAAGGGATGAGAGAGCCGATAAAGGGCTTTAGAATTGAATTTCATATAGTGGAATGCTATATGCTTTATAGTTATAAAAGAAGGGACAACTACTCAATAATGATATAAGGATGGGTAGTGTCGAAGTAGTGTAAGTTGTTGATTTAATTTATCACGATATGAAACACCCTAAACTGCATCTCACATAGTGAAACATGCACAGCTTTGGTGCAGCCTATATAGTAATGGGGACAGACTCACCAGGACTGTTGCGTAGAAACAACACTGTTGTATAATAACAACACTCTAACCTGACAAGCCTAGAGAGTGTGGTATAGAAACAACACATGGGATATACTGTGGTATAAATACAACACTATGTGGTGTAGATACAACACTGTTGCAAGAGAACAACGCTCCAGGATGACACAGGCCCTCCCTAGTGTGGTATAGAAACAACACAGGGTATTCCCTAGGGCGTGGGGGTAAAAAAGAATTATTTAATTATATATATAACGCTATTTATAACGCTGGCATAGTTTTTAAAACAGGGGGTAGGGTCTGAGGAGACATCGGCACAGACATCGGCACAGAACAACCCAGGACAGGTCGTTGTACTATAGAGAAGGGCTAGATAGCCAGAGATGTACTGCGTAGTCTTAGCGAGGCTGTAAAGAAGTATGTAGTAATAAAAACTAAGTGTCCACAGCACTGAACCGTACACGCAGCACTAAGTAGTTGTTAGACACGAGTAGCACAGTACTGATATGTACTCTCTAGCTCTGAGTAGAGCTATGTAATAATAGTCTTTATTACTATATTAAAAACATACTATATTGCTACTAAGAAGATACTACATTGTTTCTATATAGTAATTATAACACTACTTTGTTCTTTTGTCAAGTACTAATTACATGTCCCCTATATATTGGTGTTTTGTATCTCATATGTTACATAACGTAGGTATTTGTCTACAATGGTTTACATTTTGTAACAATTAAAATAAGTATTGACAAAGTAACAAAAATATGTTATAATTACAGTCAATGAGTAAAGGTATGTCTAAAAGATATGACACGAAGAAAAAAGAGAGATGTAAAAGCTGTTGGAGCACATTGGTCTGATTCACAGAAGATCGAAGCTGTAACGACCTACTTAGCTCTTGGCAATGGAGCACAGACAGCAGCGGTGTTGAGTATACCAATTCAAACGTTTAATCGTTGGAGATACTCAGATTGGTGGAAAAAGATTGAAGAAGACCTCAAGCGTGAGGAGAATCTTCATCTTAACGCCAGGCTAAGCAAGATTGTGTCTAAAGCTTTGGATGTCACAGAAGATAGGCTAACTAATGGTAATTACCAATATGACCCTAAAACTTCTGAACTGATTCGTGTCCCTGTATCCATTAAGGATGCTACCAAGGTAGCTACTGACATGTTGCAACGCAAAGACATTATTGAGTCTAAGCCAATGCAAGAACAGATTGAACGTACTGTAGATGATAGGCTTGCTAAGCTTGCTGAACAGTTTAAAACCTTTGCTAGACCAAAGGAAAAAGATATCACCCCTCTTCCATTGGTGATTGAGAACGAAGTTTAATGGAACTCACCAACGAAGTTATCGAAGGTTTTAGTAATGCGTGTTTGGTTAAGAACTATGACTCAGCAACAAAAACACCTGAATTCCACAGAGAGTTGTGGTCACTTTGCTGTAATAAAGATAAGTTTGTTGCTATTGCTGCTCCACGAGGTCATGGTAAATCTACTGCAGTTACATACGCATATCTCTTAGCAGAGTTGTTATTTCGTAGGTCAAGGTATGCCTTGATTGTCTCAGACAGCTTCTCACAGGCTGGTTTGTTCCTAGGTGATATTATTAAGGAACTAAGGGATAATGAAGATATACATGGATTATTTGGTGAAATAACCTTTACAAAGTCCACAGAAGATGATATAATATGTAAATTCGATGATGGCTTTAGTTTTAGAGTACAAGCTAAAGGCTCTGAACAAAAGCTTCGTGGATTGAAATGGTTAAATAAGCGTCCTGACTTAATCATTTGTGATGATATGGAATCTGATGAACAGGTTCTTAATAAGGACCGTAGAGAGAAGCTTAGACGTTGGTTTTACTCTGCTCTTATCCCTGCCCTGTCAGTTACAGGAAAGATTCGTATTGTAGGTACTATTTTGCACCTAGACTCATTATTAGAACGTTTAATGCCTGAGTCTCAATTGTCTGCATTAGGCTCTAAAGCATTAAAGAATTTATTAACAGAAGATTTAAAGCAATATACAAACTTTAAGACTTCTTGGTTATCGATTAAGTATCGTGCCCATACAGATGACTTTAGTAAGATTCTGTGGCCTGATAGATGGGATAAGAAGTCTTTGTTAGAACGTAAGGCTCAGTATGTGAGCCAAGGACTAGCAGACGTATATAGTCAAGAGATGTTGAATATTCCTCTTGATGATGCTAATGGTTTCTTTAAGAAGGGTGACTTTACTCCTTTAAAAGAAGAAGACCGTAAAAAGAATTTAAATTATTATATTGCTTGTGACTTAGCTATTAGTCAAAGGCAACATAGTGATTACAGTGTTTTTGCTGTGGCAGGAATGGATGAGAATCAGCACTTGCAGTGTGTGAACATCGTTCGTGAAAGAATGGATGCGATGCAGATAGTCGAAACCATTCTTGCCCTCCAGCGAACTTACAAGCCTGAGCTATTTGGAATTGAGGCTGGAACGATTCAGAAGTCTATCGGCCCTTACCTTAACGAAGCAATGATGCAGCAAGATACTTTCATCAACCTAGTGTTGCTCAAGCCTAGTGGTGATAAGTTAAGTCGTGCTAGGTCTATGCAAGCTCGTATGAGGGCAGGTGCTGTGAAGTTTGACAACTCTGCCGATTGGTATCAAACGTTTGAAGATGAGCTACTTAGGTTTCCTAGAGATAGACATGACGATCAAGTTGACGCTTGGGCATATATCGGATTGTTACTCAATCAAATGCAAGTGGCATCAACTGCTAATGAACTTGAGGATGAAGAGTACAGGCTTGCCCTTAAAGAATTTGGATATGACAACGTAGGACGAAACGCCACTACTGGATATTAGAACGAATGCAAATAAACACTGAATTTAAACTTGACGAGATTGTAGAACTTCCAAACATTGCTGAAGTAATGGATGAAGCTACAATTAATACAATTAGCTACAATGTCTGGAAAGGCTTTGAAGCTGATAAAGAGTCACGTTCAGCTTGGGAAAAACGTACTGAAGAAGCCATGAAGCTTGCTTTGCAAGTTGCAGAAGCTAAGTCATTTCCTTGGCCAGGTGCTTCTAACGTTAAGTTTCCTTTGATCACTATTGCTGCTTTGCAGTTTCATGCACGTAGCTATCCTGTCCTTATCAATGGTGAGACTCCTGTTCAATGTCGTACCTTTGGTGATGACCCTACAGGACAAAAAGAAGCACGTGCCCATCGTGTAAGTCAGTTCATGTCTTATCAGATTCTTGAGCAAGATACTAACTGGGAAGCTGAGATGGACCGTGTATTGATTTCACAGCCTATCGTTGGTTGTGCTTTCAAGAAGTCTTACTTTGACCCTATCCTTAAGTACAACGTTTCAGAAAATATCCTTGCTAAGGACTTTGTTGTAAACTATTGGACTAAGCATTTAGACACATCCCCACGTATTACCCATGTACAGTACTTCTCTAAGAATGACATCTATGAGCGTGTAGCTCGTGGTTTGTTCTGTGAGATGACTGAAGTTATGCCTGCTGCTGTTCCAGAGTCTAATCTAACATTAGCTCAGAACAAAGCACAAGGAATGACTGCTCCTAGTTCTATTGACGACTCCACACCTTACGAAATCCTTGAGCAACACTGCTACATCGACCTTGATGGTGATGGTTACGCTGAGCCATACATCGTTTGGATGCGTCGTGATACAAAACAAATCTTACGTATCGTAGCTCGTTACTTTAAAACTTCTGTTGAAAAAGATGACAAAGGTAATATCTTACGTATTATTCCTGAGACTTACTTTACTAAATTTCCTTTCATTCCATCACCTGACGGTGGTTTCTATGACTTGGGCTTTGGTGTATTGCTTGGGCCTCTTAACCAAAGTATTGATACTATCCTCAATCAGTTAATTGACTGTGGCACTATGGCTAACACTGCTGGGGGCTTTTTGTCTCGTGGTATTAAGCTACGTGGTGGTAACATGAACTTTGCACCTTTGGAGTGGAAGCATGTTGATACCACTGGTGACGATCTCAGGAAAGGCATTGTTCCTCTTCCTGTTCGTGAGCCTTCTCAAGTTTTGTTTACTTTACTTAATTTACTTATTAACTACGGTGAGCGTATTGGTGGCTCTGTTGATATTCTTAGTGGACAAAATCCTGGTCAAAATACTGCAGCCGAAACTACACGAACAATGGCTGAGCAAGGAATGAAGATTTTCTCAGGTATCTTTAAACGTACCTACAGAAGTCTTAAAGATGAGTTCCGTAAGCTTTATCGTTTGAATCAATTGTATCTCCAAGGTATTGAAGACTACAACAGCGATACAGGTCAAAACTTTATTGATGCTGATGACTTCTCAGGTCCTGTATCTGATGTACGTCCTGCAGCAGACCCTAACATTGTTTCAGATACACAACGCATTCAACAAGCTACAGCATTGCTTCAACTAGCTTCTACCACGCCAGGTATGAACATGTATGAGGTTCAAAAGAATTACCTCAAAGCAATGAAGGTTAACAATATTGATCAAGTGCTTCCTGATCCTAAAGGACCTAATGCTATTAAGCCAGGACCTTCAGAGAAAGTTCAAATTGAACAAATGAAGATGCAGGCTAAGCAAGCTGATATGGAATTACAAGCTAAATTAACAATAATGAAACTAGCTCAAAATGCTGAAGTACAACAAGCTAAGATTCATAAACTGGAAGCAGATGCTATCCTTTCTATTGAACAAGCTGGTGGTATTAAGACAGGACATGACCTTGCTATGCTTGACGCACAGATTGGCATGGCTAAAGCAAAACATGCAGGTATGTTAGATTCATTAGAAGCTGTAATGGGGTTAGAAAAGCATTTAAAAGAAATGAGTGTTTCTGCCCCTGTAGAAAAGGATGTAAAAAAAGAGATGTAATATAAGGAGGAAGTATGGCAATCGTAGTAACAGAAGAAGAGTTTGTGCAGTGGAGAGATAGTAGGGCTACAAGAGCGTTTATGTTTGCTCTTAAACAAGATAGAGAATGGTTAAAAGAAATGTTGTTAGCAGGGACTGAAGATGATGCTGGTCTTCGTGGACGTGCCTCAGCAGTGACTCAAATCATTAACATCACCTATGAAGAGTTAATGGAATCAGTTAAGGAGAACCGTGATGTCTAATGTATCAGGAATGACACCAATATTTAACAGGATTCTAATTAAGCCTTTAGAAGTAGAACAGAAAACAGCTAGTGGAATTATTATTTCTACAGCAGAGACAAGCGAAAGAGAACAACTTGCAAACACCACTGGTGAAGTTATTGCTGTAGGTGAAGAAGTTCCTGAAGGTATTGTTTCAGTTGGTATGAGAGTAGGTTACGCTAAGTTTGCTGGTTTAATGTACAAAGGTAAAGATGGATTAGATTATCGCATGATTAATTACGATAACATAGTCTGTATATTAGATGACGATATGAAGTTAATTGATCCGCATTTAATGCAAGGAAGAAAATAATGAGTGAAGAACAACAACAAGAAGCACCACAGGAAGGCTCAGAAGCCTCTCAGTTCGAGTCCGAAGCTAGGGCGCAGGGTTGGGTAGGTTCAGAAGAATTCCGTGGCTCTGAGAGCGATTGGGTTGATGCTGAGACATTTGTACGTCGTGGCAAAGAAATTATGCCAATCCTTCGTAAGAATAATGAGAAATTGCTTAAAGAATTAGGCGAAGCTAAAAAAGATGCTTTGGAAGTACGGGAAGCTGCTAAAGAATTCCGTGAGTTTCAGAAGCAACAATTTGAGCGTAAAGCCAAAGACTTAGAAAGTCAGCTAGAGCAACTAAAGCAAGCTAAGCGTGATGCAATCACACAAGGCGATGGCGATAGGGCAATAGCAATTGATGATGCAATGGACGCTATTAAAGAAGAGCGTTTAGAAGCAAAACAAGACTTAAAAGTTGCTGAAGATAAAGCTAAAGAAGTTCCGCAGGCCACTCAAGACCCTATCCTGAATTCATGGATGGATAAAAATGAATGGTTTGGTAAAGATTCAAGATTGACTAGTGTTGCTAATGGTTTAGGTGTATCCCTTCGACAGGAAAACCCTAATCTTAACGGACAAGCCTTCTTGGATAAACTAGATGCAGAACTTCAAGAAATGATGCCAGAAAAGTTTGGTAAGAAACGTGCACCTAACCCAATGGAAGGCTCTCCTAACGGAACAGCTAGACCAACGGTAAGTTCAGGTAAAAAATCTTACAATAACTTGCCTGCAGAAGCTAGAGCAGCATGTGATAAATTCGTTAAGCAAGGTCTGATGACCAAAGAAGCTTATGTTGCAGAATATGATTGGGAATAAGGGAGAACAAATATGACTGAAATTAAAAAAGAAAAAGCTGTACCAGAGTCTACTAAGGTAGAGCGTCCTCGTGAACGTAAACGTGGCGTATTTAATGGGACTCAAGGTAAGCTGCAAGTAGGAAATCAAATTGAAGGATTTCACATGCACATTTTCAACGACACGCCTGGACGTATTACGGCTGCCCAAGAAAACGGTTATGAGTTTGTTCACCCAAGCGAGGTAGGGGGCGTTACGGAGAATGTTACATCACGTAACACCGATATAGGAGATAAGGTTAGGTTCTTAGTAGGTGCTGGAGAAAAAGGCGAACCAATGTACGCTTATTTGATGAAAATCAGAGAAGAGTTTTGGCTTGAAGACCAAGCACAATTACAAGAGCGTAACGATAAAACTGATGCAGCTATTAGACAAGGCAAGACACCTGGTGTGGACTCTGCTGGGTTCTATAATGCTGGTATTAAATATTAACTTTCTAATTAAGGAAAAAAAATGGCAAACGTAAATGCCGTATCAGGATTGTCGCCTAACGGCACAGTTACTGGTGCACCTTTTAACGAGCAAGGCATCCTTTATGCTATCGCTAACGACGCTTCTAACACATACGCTATTGGCGATGTTGTAAAGTCTGCTCTCGGTAACGATGCAAATGGTGTAGCTCTTGTGACTAAAGCAGCAGCAACCGATGTTCCATTGGGTGTTATTGTTTCTATTCGTGTAGCTAATCCAGGTGTAAGCTTGGCTGGTACAAACATTGATTTAGGTAAACTCTATATTAGTTTGTCTTCTGGTAGCTACTCTTATGTTTATGTTGTAACTGATCCTAACGTAGTATACCAAGTACAAGCTAACGCTTCTGCTGATACTAAAGTTGGCTCTACTGCTGTTCCTACAATTGTAGCGAATCAGACTTCAACATTGTCACAGTCATCACCATTCTCAAGCACATATGTAACTGCTGACGCAGCCGCTACTGCTGCTTCTATGTTCCAAATCATCGGTATGTTCCAAGAGCCTACCAATGTACCAGGTGCTTACAATAACTTATTGGTTGTGTTTAATCGCCACCAATACAAACAAGCCTTCGGTGCTTAATTAATAGGAGATATATAAAATGGCTGGTGTAATTACAACTGGTACTCACCCAAAGGCTCTATGGCCTGGTATTAAAGCATGGTGGGGACAAACTTATGACGAGCATCCTGAAGAATACATTAAGTTATTCGACAAAGATACTTCACATCAAAACTACGAGGAAGATGTTCAGTTAACTGGATTCGGTCTTGCTCCTGTTAAATCTGAAGGTGCTGGCGTTCAGTATGACTCAGAAGTCCAAGGTTTCGTAACTCGCTACACACACGTTGCATACGCTCTTGGTTACATTGTAACTAAAGAAGAGTTGGATGACAACTTGTATGAGCAAGTTTCTAAGCGTCGTGCTGCTGCTTTGGCAATGTCTTTCCGTCAAACCAAAGAAAACATTGGTGCTAACGTTTACAACCGTGCGTTTAATACTACCTACACAGGTGGTGATAATCAACCTTTGTGCTCTTTAGTTCACCCTAACACCTCTGGTGGCACATGGTCTAATACTCCTACTGTTTCAGTTGACCTTTCCGAAGCTTCTTTGGAAGATGCAACTGTAGCAATTATGGGTTTCCAAAATGACCGTGGCTTGTTGATCAACGTAATGCCACGTAGCTTGATCGTAGCTCGTCAAGAATGGTATAACGCTAATCGCATTCTGAAGTCTGTATTCCAATCAGGTACTGCAAATAACGACATCAACGTTCTGAAGGCAACTAATGCCATTCCAGAAGGTATCGTTATGAATCATTACCTTACAAGTCCTCACGCTTGGTTCTTGCGTACTAATATCCAAAACGGTATGAAGTACTATGAACGTGCAGGTATCTCGTTTGACATGGATAATGACTTTGACACAATGAATGCCAAGGCTAAAGGCTACGAGCGTTATAGCTTTGGTTGGTCTGATCCACGTGCTGTATATGGAGTAAACGGCCCTTAATGACTAAATAGTTCTTTACAAAAGAACTAACTTATGTTATAATGGTGGGGTTAGGTACTTAAAACGTGCCTTTCCTCACCACCTTTTAGGAAATAATATGGACTATCCAATTATTAAAGAGCCTACAGGTGCTATTGTTAAGGACAAGAAAAGCAGTATGTCTTCTCCTAAAGCAAAGATGCCTAACGGTCTCGGCAACACCCAAGCAGTAGAAAACAAAGAAGGTCAAGATTCAGGCTTCAAGAAAAAGCGTTTACACGCTGTTGAAAAACTGTCCTTCCCTAAGTAATACTTTCCAATCCTAAACGTCTTAACTGACGTGAACCCATCACTTTTAGGAGATATAAATGGGCACACCAACAAGATTTACCTATGGCGTAGCAACAGTTCCACGTGGCTATCCTCTTTCAAGCTATCCACTTCCTGATCCTTTCAATAGCACAAGCGACACAGGTTTTGGCGTAGCAACTTACTCTAACGATTTCATGTCTGTTAATACTGAAGACTTTACCATTGCTGGTACAAGCTCTACATTAGCAGTAGCTTCTGGTCTAGGCGGTTTAGCCGTATTGACACCAGGCGGTGCTACGACAGCTACTTCAGCTTTCAAACCAGGCACGTCCTTTGGTTTCGTAGCTGGTCAAAAACTATGGTACACAACACGTTTAGAAGTTAGCGCAACTACTGCTGCATTTACTGCAGGTTTGTCTTCTGCTGGTACTTCTGCAACTGACGGTTTGTACTTCTCTACTACAGGTACTACAGTTAACTTAGTATCACGTGTAGGCTCTACTTCTACTACTTTAGTAGCTGGTGTAGCTACTCTTGCTGCTAATACTTTTATTGAATTAGGTTTTGTTTATAACAATACTGATTTAGTAGTGTATGTTAACAATCAATTAGTTGCTCGTGTAACAACACCTACTATTGGTGCTTCTGGTACAACGTTAACTAGTGCATTGTTGTCTACAATCTTTACTGATACCCCAACTGCTACTGAAACAATGACCATTGATTATGTATTGGCTGCTGTAGAAGTTTCACGTTAATAAGGGGCTGATATGACCACTACGTATTCAATTCAAACGTTAGTAGACGGTCCTCGTAACGTAGTTATTAAGTATGAAGGTACTTTAACATCGACAGATGCAACATACAAGCAAATCGTTCTTCCTTCTTTATTAAGTGATTTTGATATTAACGGAGTAAAGGCTAATCGCCTCCGTATTAACAAGATTATTTATGACGTTGAAGACCTTTTAACAGTTAACTTATTTTGGGAAGATACTACTCCTGCTAGTAATAAGATTATCTGGAACTTGGCAGGTCGTGGTAAAGTAGAAGCTCGTCATTATGGTGGTATCATTAATAATGGTACACCTGCACCAACAGGCGGTATTACTTCAAGCTTTGATTATGAAGGAACAAGTCAAACATTGACTTTTACAATTGTTCTTGAATTGGTTAAACAACATACTTAATGCAAACTAATCTAGACGCCAAAGAAATTCAACTTGTTGCCACCATCATTCGTGCTGATGGTAGTAAGGTGGAACTTGGCGTCATAGATTACTTTCATAAGAACCCAATCAAGAGAATTATTTGGAGAATTAAAACATGGTTAGCCAAGTAAAAATTTGTTCTAGATGTATTATAGAAAAAGATATTACTGGTTTCCATAAAAGGGCTAAGTCTAAAGACGGTTACGCTACAGCGTGTAAACAATGTATAAAAAAGCTAACTGATTCTTATTATAATAAAAATAAAGAAAAAGTAATTAAACAATCTTTAGAATATTATTATAATAATTTAGATAAAGCTAAGAAAACACAAAGACTCTGGGATGTAAACAATAAAGGCACTAGAAATGCCATTCGTGCAAAACGACGGGCAACTAAGCTTTTAGCGACCCCTTCCTGGGCTAATTTAACTGCTATAAGATGTAAATATCAATTAGCTGCTATGTTAAATAAAGAAGGTCTTGAAGCGTGGCATGTAGACCATATTGTACCTTTGCAAGGTGTAAATGTTTGTGGATTACATGTTGAATATAATTTAAGAGTTATTCCTGCAAAGGAAAACTTATCGAAAGGCAATAAACATGGCTACATTACTAGTTAACACTGGTCGTGCCATTATTACCAACCGCCTCATTGGAAGTGGAACAGCCCCCAATTATGTAGCATGGGGAACTGGTGCTGGTACTACTGGTGCAACAGATACAACTTTATTTACTGAAGTAACTCCTCGTGTTTTAGGGACAGCTACTCAGGTAACTACTTCAACAACTAACGATACATTACAAGTTGTAGGTACACAAACTGCTGGTACAGGTGAGACAATCACCAATGCTGGTTTGTTTGATGCTTCTACTTCTGGTAACTTGTTTGTTAAGGGTGACTTTACAGGTATTGCTTTAAATTCAGGCGATTCCATTCAGTTTACTTTTAAAGTTCAATTTAGTTAATATTTAGGATATTATGGCTTTTATTTTAGCAGATCGGGTTAAAGAATCTACCATTGTTGTAGGCACAGGAGCAGCTACTCTGCTTGGTGCTGCTTCAGGTTATCAATCCTTTTCTGCTGGAATAGGAGTCAGCAACACAACGTATTATACCATTGCCGATCAAACTGGCGTAGATTGGGAAGTCGGCCTTGGTACTTTAGATGTTACAGGTTTAGTTTTAACTAGAACTACGGTATTATCTTCTTCAAACGCAGGAGCTTTAGTTAGTTTTCCTGCAGGTACTAAAGATGTATGGTGTGACTATACCGCCACTAAAGCAGTGTACAAAGATATAAATAACTTAGTAACACTAGCTGCTCCAACAACTACAGCAGCTTCTTTAAACCTTCCACAAGGTCCTCAACCTACTTCAAGTAATACAGGTGATATTTGGTCCACTGCTGAAGGTCTTTACTATCATAATACTACTTATATTACTGCCTTAGATATTGGTGATAATACCGTAGGTACTTTAACAACTCCTACTATTACTGTTACAGGTAGCGGAGCAACCATAAATGCTTCTTCAGTAGAAGCAGTATTATATTCTTTACCTAATTGGTTAGGAAACTTACAAAAGTATTTAATCCCTGCTGCAACAGGTTTAGCCCTTACAGACCAAGCTGCTAATTATTTAGTTGTTAATTACAACTCAGGCAGTCCTATATACGCTATAACAACTAACGTAGCTACTATTGATAACTCCAGTATTGTAGGAGCAGCTTTATTATGGCGTAACGGTACTCAGGTACATTATCAACCTATTGATTGGGGTCGTTCTGCGGCCTCACGTCTTAACCGTAGATTAGTACAAACTAACCGTTACCAATGGGCTTCAGGGCTTGCACTAGGGGAGTCTACAGGAAGAATTATTACCTGTACTGCTGGTGTGGTTTGGTATGGCGTAACTTCATATAGTGAAGCATTAACAGATTCATCTTCTTCTAATTCTGAGTTTTGGTATCACTCTGCAGGTGTTTGGACAAGCTCTACAGTATCAACATATAACAATACGCAATATGATAATGGCACAAACCTTGTATCAACAGGTGGTCCAAACTATGTAGTAAACTGGGTTTACCGTTATTTAGACGGAGCAAGTTTACCTAAATTAGCTTATATATTAGGTAGTGCTAACTATAATTTAGCACAAGCACAGGCATCTACTACTCCTACGCCTCCTCCTATTTTGTCAACAATGGCAATATTAGTAGGACGTATTATTGTTAAAACAAATGCTGCTACTGCTACACAGATTGATTCAGCATTTACTCAAGTATTCTCAGGCACTACTGTAACTAACCATAATGACCTTGCTAACATTCAAGGTGGTGACGCTACCCCTAACTATTATCATTTATCATTAACAGATTACACTGGTAACGGTACTGGTACTTTAGTTAGGACAACAAGCCCTACTTTAGTAACTCCCTTGTTAGGAACACCTACATCAGCTACGTTAACTAACGCTACTGGGTTGCCTTTAACAACAGGTGTAACTGGTATTTTACCTGTATTAAACGGTGGTACAGGAGTAACAACAAGTACTGGTTCTGGTAATAATGTACTAAGTACAAGCCCTACATTAGTTACCCCTATTCTAGGAACACCTACCTCAGCTACATTAACTAACGCTACTGGCCTTCCTGTAAGTACAGGTATTAGTGGTTTAGGTACTGGTGTAGCTACTGCTCTTGGGGTTGCTGTAGCTTCTGCAGGCTCTTTTGTAGTTAACGGTAACTCATTAGGGACACCTTCTAGTGGTACACTAACCAATGTTACAGGTCTTCCTTTAACAACTGGTGTTACTGGTATACTACCTGTAGCCAATGGTGGGACAGGCTCTAACACACTAACAGCTAATAACGTATTGTTAGGTAATGGTACTTCTGCGTTACAAGTAGTAGCCCCAGGTACTTCAGGTAACGTTCTTACTTCTAACGGTACTACATGGTCTTCTACTACTCCTTCAGGAGGTGGTGCGACAATTACACCTACCACAACCAATGCAACATATTATATCATTGGTACTCCTTCAACATCAGGTACTAATACAGCAGATTATATTTCTAATACCAACGTTGTTTCATACAATGCTTCAACAGGTGCTTTAACTGCTGTTTCAGTAGCTGGTACTTCTGATGAGCGTTTAAAGAAAGATTGGAAAGATTTACCTTCTACATTTTTAGCTAAATTATCTAAAGTAAAACATGGTATCTTTACTCGTATTAGTAGCGGTAACATAGAGCCTGGTGTATCAGCACAGTCTTTACAATTAGTATTACCTGAAGCAGTTATTGAAGGCGAAGACGGTATGTTAGCTGTTAACTATGGTGGTGCTGCTTTAGTGGCTGCTATTGAACTAGCTAAAGAAGTACAAGCTTTACGTGCTGAAATTGAATTACTGAAAGCTAAATAATGTTCGGACACTTTCCGAATTCAGGTGCTCCTATATCAGGACTAGCTAGTAAATTATACAAACAATCTTTAACATATTTAGTTACTAGTATTGTTAGTATTTTTTCAAGCCATGTTTTTCCTAAAGTTTTATCTGTATCAGTAACAGCTACATTAAGCTATGTAAGGGCTATTAGTAAATTAATGACTACTGTTACAGAAATGACAATAGTAATATTAACAGAAATAGGATTACATTTAATTGCTTTATCTAAAGTAGTAACTGGTAGTTTTACTATAACAAAAGCTATTAGCATAACTAAAACAATATCTTCTACAGCTACAGTCGCTTTAGTTAAATTAATTAGTTTAATTAAGTCTATTAGCCCTACAGTTATTATTTTATTAAAAACAACCAGTGCACGTTTTAAAACTTTAACAATAACTGTAACAACTACTGTAATTAAATTAATAAGTAGGCTTATTACTTTATTTGTATTTATTAGTGGAACACCTTTGTATGCTCAATTAAGTGGCATAGTTAATGATGCTGTGCTTAATTTAGAAGTAATTAACGGTAATATATCAGCATATGCTAATGCTTATTACTTACAGTTATTTAAACAAGTTAATAAAATTACTAATATATCTGTAACAAGTACTTCTATTATTTTAAGAACTTGGTTAAGAACTTTAACTGTTTTAAGCACTGCCGTAATAAGCCTTAAAAAACAAATTAATAAGATATTAAATATTACTGAAGTAACTGTAGATACGTTACTTGAAATAGGACAACATGTATTATTATTTGCTATAAGCGTAACAGCAGGGGTAAGCATTAAAAAGGGTATAAATAAGTTGCTTTTTGCGTCAAGTTATGTTATAATAAAACTATCCAAGTTTTTACCTAAAACATTAATAGTGTTAGTAACTGGCTTTACAAGTATGGTATCACAAGTTTCTCCTATATTTGGAGCAATTTCAAGTAATGTATATTATGCTATCCAGCGAGTACGCAAGATAGATTTGGTTAAAATTAGGACTATTTTCTTGGACAAAAATAATGGCAAATAGCTTTACATACAAAATAACTAGTGAGAATGAGTTATTTACTTTTAATTATAGCCAAGTAATAGGGCCTGCAGAGACCATTGTTTCTGCTACTTGTGCAGCTATTACTTTAAACGGTATAGACCCTACTCCTTCCGCTATATTATCAGGAACACCTATTATTAGTGGTTCTAATGTATCTCAGCGTGTCTACAATGGTTTAAATGAAGTTACTTATCGTTTAGAAATGACAGCAACAACTTCCTATGGTAATGTATACACAGCCGTTGGAGATTTACCTGTTTACACAGCAGATTCTAGTTTAATTTAATATGTCATACACACCTAGTTATCTAAGAGGGGATTGGAAAGCTCTTTGTGATGTTTGTGGAAGACAAGTTAAAGCTTCTGAGCTTAGGCAACGTTGGGACGGTTTTAAAGTCGATGACCGTTGTTGGGAGCCTAGACAGCCCCAAGATTTTGTAAGAGGCGTAGCAGATTATCAAGCTCCTCCTTTTACTAGACCTGAGCCAGAATGGATTTTTATTGAAATACTACCTCAAAACGACAATTTAAAAGTTGTCAATGGGTATGAATTTAACACACAACTTTTAGGATAAACTATGGGCTATCCATTATTTACAAACAATGCAGCGACAGGGTTGGTAACACCAATTTCGTCTTCTGCCACAACGCTTACCGTTAATGGTGGTTCAGGGTCTTTATTTCCTAGTCCTATTAGTGGTAATTGGTTTATGTTGACTTTAATTAGTCAGTCTTCAGGTAACATGGAGATTGTACAATGTACTGCTAGAAGTGGTGATACATTTACTATTGTTCGTGCTCAAGAAGGAACTACAGCACAGGCTTTTGCTACTAGCGATGCTGTACAGCTTCGTATTACTGCAGGAGGTTTAAACGCTTTTTCTAACCCTACTACAGTTAATAGCGTCGCTGCAGGAACAGGTATTGGAGTATCTTCTGCTACAGGTAATGTAACTATTAGTAATACAGGCGTTACTAATCTAAACGCAGGTGCTGGAATTTCTGTATCATCTAATACAGGTACGGTTACTATTAGTAACACAAGCACTACTGCTGCTTCTTTAGTAACAGCTAACTTTACTGTACAACAAGTAAGCGGTAAACTTTATTTCTATTATGGAGCTACTCAGATTGCTTCATTAGATTCGTCTGGTAACTTTACTTCATTGGCTTCTGTAGTCAGTGCAGGCACACCTTAATTTTTAGGAGTTAATTAAATATGGCATCAACATCAATTGGTAGCACAGGGGTAATCTTTCCTGATGCTACAACACTTGCAACATCTGCAGGTATTATTCCTGGTATAAAAGGACAAGCCTTCACAGCTAACGGTACTTTTACTATCCCTGCTGGTGTAACAGCTTTAAAAGTTACAGTAGTTGGAGGCGGTGCTAACGGTGTAGCAGGAACTTCTGGAGACGGTGGTGGAAATAGTGGGGGTGGTGGTAATGGAGGGGCAGGAAGTGGTGTTGCTATATCTTATTTAACTTCACTTACTAGTGGAAATACTTTGGCTATTACTGTCGGAGCAGCAGGAGGAACATCAAAAGCAGCCTCTGGAACCCAAACAATAACAACTATACAAGCATCTACAGCAGGTGGTAGTGGTGGCTCAATAAATATGATTTCTGTAAGCGGAACAGCAGGAGGGACTAATGCTAGTGGACTGGATTTGGCTGGTGGTGGTGGTTCTAGTTTCGGCGGTGGTGGTGGCGGCGGTATTGGCGGCTATGGTAGTGGCGGTGGCGGTGCTGGCGGTGCTGGTGGATATGGTGGTGGTGGCGGTGGCGGAGGTGGTGGTGGAGCAGGTGGCGCAGGTGGGCCAGGTGGTGGTGGCGGCAGTGGCGGTGCTGGAATTGTAATAATTGAATGGTAATGGGATAAATAAAATGACAACTCAAAATTACTTAATGGTTGAAAACGGTGTAGTAGATAATATTTCTATTTGGGATGGTGATGTTAATACTTGGACACCCCCAGCAGATGCTACGATGTTAATTCAAGCTACAACAAATGCAATTATTTGGACTGCTGTAATAACAGATAAAAAGATTACTGATTGGGTTCTTACAGAAGTTATGGGTGCTGGCGATATTGGCTTTACTTATAACGGTACATTAGTAACAACTAATCAACCTAAACCAGCTATTCCAGCTTAACCGAAAGTATTAAGTATGCCTGATCCACTAGAAACCCGTGTAGTACGCCTTGAAGTTACACAAGCTAACCACGCAGAAGACATTAAAGAACTTCGTGATACCACTGTTGATTTAGCTAGTACTATGCACTCAATAGAAAAGAATCTATCTCAGATTAAGTATATTGCTGTGGGGGCTTTAGTGGTTATTGTTGCACAAACTATCGGCTTAGATAAAGCTGTTCGTATTTTATTTGGAAGCTAACTAATGTCTACAACGTTTACTGTAACTCGTGATCAGATTATTCAACTTGCACTTCGTAAGTTAGGTGTTCTTGAACTAGGAGACACACCTGATGCAGCAACGACTGCCAATGCTTCTTTAGCTTTAAATCTTTTAGTCAAGCAAATGGCTACGCAGGGTTTAAAGATATGGAAAGTAAACGAACTTAGCATTTCAATTATTAACGGGCAGACTTCATACTCTATAGGACCTGCTAGTCTAAACCCTGCTACAGCTTTAGATACAGCCAAGCCTTTAAAGGTTATCCAAGCATGGCTACGTCAGTACACTGTATCGCCTCCTATTGATACACCTATGCAGATTCTTAGTAAGCAAGAATATGACACATTAGGTTCTAAGTTTTCTACAGGTGTTGCTAACTCTATATATTGTAATGTACGGCAAAACTGGAGTGACTTATATGTCTATTTAACTCCTGATCAAAATGCCGCATCACAGTATCAATTGTTCTTTGTATGTCAACAACCAATGGATGACGTTAATACAGGTAGTCAAGTCCCTGACTTTCCTGCTGAGTGGATGAATACATTAGTATGGAATTTAGCTGATCAACTCGCTATTGAATACTCTGTACCACAGAATCATCGTCAAGAGATTGCTGCTAGAGCTAAAACATATCAAGACCAGTTATGTGATTGGGACGTTGAAGCTACTTCTACATTCTTTCAAGCTGATCTTCGTATGGCTAATACAACCTTTGGAAGGCCTAACTAATGCCAATAGCTCGTCTACCTCTTAGCCAACCTATCGAGACTCGTGATGGAACACTAACGAAAGACTCTAAATGTGTTAATGGTTATTTTGAGATGATGAATGGCAAACGTGAGTTTGTTAAACGTTCTGGCTTAGCTATTGTTTCCAATGCCCTGCCTAATGCACAAGGACAAGGCCTTTATTACTTTAACGGTTTCTTAGTTGCAGTTGTTAACAACGTTGTTTATTCTATTAACCCTACTACCTATGCTGTTACCACTATTGGGACAATGACAGGTACTATTGGTGGGGTAGTTCAACAAGTTTACTTTGAACAGACATTAAACAGTACTTATTTGTTTATGCACAATCAAGTAAACGGTTATACATATAATCCTGCTACAAGTACCTTTAAAATAGTCGATAATAGCTCTATAGGCGGTACTACGATCATTACAGGTGGTTCAGGCTACCTAGCCCCTACAGTAACCTTTTCAGCCCCTTCAGGAGGCGGTACAACAGCCACAGGTACTGTTAACATTATTTCAGGTATTGTTACTAGCATTACTATTACCAATGGTGGTACAGGCTACACAACTAGCGATACTTTAGTAGTTACTATTAATGATAGCGCAGGCACAGGAGCCACTGCTACTGCTTTATTAACTGGGTTTCCTTCAGGTCCTTTAGTTGCAGGTGTTGCTTATTTAGACACTTACACTGTTATTGCTAGTCCTAACGGTGAGATTTATACTTCTAACCCTAACGATCCCACATCGTGGAATGCTTTAAACTACATTACTGCTGAGTCTGAGCCTGATTCTTTATTAGCTATTTGTAAACATTTAAATTACATTGTAAGCTTTGGTCAATGGTCTATTGATTGGTTTTATGACAATGGTACTTATCCAGGCTCTCCTTTAGCTAATTCTCCTACGTACAAGACTGAATTAGGTTGTGCTAACGGTAACTCTGTAGTTCCTTTTGAGAACATTGTAGTATGGGTAGGTACTTCTAAAGATGCAGGACCTTCAGTGTACGCTATTGCAGGTGTCTCTCCTTCTAAAGTATCTACACCGTATATTGACCGTATTCTACAAAATAGCACTTTAACTGATGTTACTGCTTATTCTATACGCTCTAATGGACATACATTTTATATCTTGACTTTAGGTGATTTAAATGTTACAATAGTATACGATGTAAATGAGAAAGTTTGGACTCAATGGACCATGTGGGCTATTGGGGATGCTGACTCTGGCGTTCCTGGTATTTATGCTGAGCAGTACTTTCGTCCTAGTTACTTTGCTTCGGTAGGTGAAACATACTACATGCTAGATGATGATAACGGTACTTTATATAAATTCTCTGATAGCATATACACAGACGATAATGCTCCTATTTACTACCGAGCAGTAACTGACTTACAAGACTCAGGAACTACTAAACGTAAGTTTTATCAACGTGTTGAAATTGTAGGAGATAAAGTTCCTGCAACCATGCAGATTAGACATACTGATAATGATTATCAAAGTTGGTCTCCTTATCGCTCAGTAGATTTAAGTAAACAACGTCCACAGACTTACCAAAATGGTGCATCACGTAGAAGAGCTTGGGAATTCCTAAGTACAGATAATCAACCAATTAGATTGCTTGCCGTTGAAATAGACTTTGAGATTGGTGAAGTAGATGAAAATACTCAAACAGGACAAGTGCAATATAGGAGTTAATAATGATCACATATCAGGAAGAAAAGTATTCAGAAGTAATACCTGAATTAGCTTTAATATACCCTGAACATTACGAAGAATTAGAAAGTTTTGTAAGCGGTGGTTATGCTCTTGATTTAGATTGGGATCAATATAAGAATTTAGATAATGCTGGTTTAATTCAGCTTATTACATGTAGAAAAGATAAAGAATTAATTGGATATATTCTTTATATTGTATCTAGGCATTTACATGTTAAATCATGTTTAACTGCTTACGAAGATATTTACTTTTTACGTAAACAACATAGAAAAGGTAGGACAGGTATAAAAATGTTTCAGTTCGCTGAACAACATCTTAAAAACCTAAGTGTTAATAAAATCCTGTGTTCAACAAAAGTACATCAAGATAACTCTAAGTTATTTGAATACCTTGGATACAGTTTCATAGAAAAGCTATTTGCTAAATATATTTAAGGAGTTATCATGGGTTCAGTAGTAAGTTCAATTTTTGGTGGCGGTGGTGGTGGCGGTGCACAAGCACCTTCTCCTTTACAACAATCTCAAACAGACCCATATGGTGCTATAGGTGGGCGCACACAGGCTGCTAATCAATTACAGTCTTTAATGGCTAACCCTTCTATGGCAATGTCTATGCCTGGTTATCAGCAACAGTTGCAACAAGGAACTAATGCTGCTCAAGCCGCAGGAGCTGCATCAGGTACTTTGCAATCAGGGCAACAATCTGCTGCGCTACAAAATCTAGGACAAACTAGTTTTAACAGTTATTACAATCAAATGTTTAATCAACTAGGAACTTTGTCTGGTGCTACTACCCAAGCTCCTGCACAAGCAGGAACAGCACAGTATAATACTCAATTACAATCAGCTTCTTTACAAAACCAAATAAACCAACAAAATGCTCAAACTGGTGTTTTTTCTGCTTTAGGTTTAGGAAATGCTTTATCTTCTTCAGGGCTGTTTGGTGGTGGCGGTTCTGCAGGTGGCGCAGCAGGTGCTGCAACAGGCTTAGGGGGCTATGATGCTTCTCAGATAGCAGCAGGAGCATTAAACCCAGTATCAGCCTCAGATGCTGCTTCTTACATGGCATTGATGGTATAAGGATAAATTATGGCAAGCTTTGCAGAATCAGCAGTAGCTGGTTACAAACTAGGCGGTGAAATTGGTACAGACATTGCTCAAAAAAGTATTCTTAGTGATGTTTACGCAGGTGTCGACCAAGCATCAGTAACGCCTGAACAACAACAATCAGTACTTCAAAAAGCATCTGTTCTTGCTGGCCAAAAAGGATTAAATTCTTTATCTTATTCTTTTCAAAAACAAGCTACTGAATTAGGAAAAGCTAATAACGAACAAGAATTAGGAAAATTAAAGATTTCCCATGAACAAATGGTTAATGCTTCTCAACAACTTCCTTTAGCTAATAGTATTGAAGATATTCGTAGTATTGTTAATACTAATGTTACAGATACAAATACTAAGATGATGATTGAGCAAATGCTTAAATCACCTAATGCTGAACAAAATATTCCTGCTATTAAACAAAAATTAAAAGAAGCAGCAATGACTGAGGCAGATACTATTAAAGCCCAACAGTTAACTATTACTGCAATGACGGCTGCTGAAAAAAGAAAAAATACTGATGTAGATAATGACAGGGCTGATTTAAGAGTAGCTTTTGAATCAGGAGCACCTATTCCTCGCTCCAAATATGTTAATATGTATGGAGAAGCTGCTACCAAAGCTTTTGAAGATAAAGGTATGGTTTTTGTTGATGACTCTAAAAAACCTACTACTGGTGAAGGAACAGCACCTTCTACTTTCTTAGCAGGAAGAGGTGTTGCAGAAGCCCCTAGTTACGAAACTGTAGCCACAGGAGGTGCTTTAGGTAAGTATGGAATGAAACCTAAGACTCTTGATTTACTTCGTAAAATAGACCCATCATTACCTAAAACTAATGAAGAGTATTTAAAAGACCCTAAAGCTCAGGATAAAGCTGCTTCTATTCTTGAAAAAGAAAATGAAAAAGAAATTAAAAATTCTGGAAATAAAGTAACACAAGTAAATAAAGATTTATTTTATCGCTTTGGTGCTCCTGACGGAACTAAAATTCTTAATGCTTACGACAAAAATCCTAATACTAAAATTGAAGATATTGTTGGTTCTCAAGTTATTAAAGAGAATCCTGAATTGGCTGGAAAAACAGTTGCTCAAGCTATTGCAAGTAATGTTTCTGTTGATAAGCAACCTGATAAAGAACCTACGCCATTTACTAAAATAGTTAAGCCTACTGCTGCTTCTATTGACAGAGCAGGTAATATTGTAGAAAACTTTATGCAAGCTTCTAAAGATATTACAAGCATGGCTAGATTGCCTCAAGAATCAAGACTTGGTGGGTTATCTGATTTAGGTAGTAAAAAGGGCGAGTCTTTAACTTCTGCTTTATCTACGTATACAGCTAGAAATGCTACTACACTTGAAGAAGAATCATTTAAACGATTTGCTAGTGGTTTTGATGCTGCAATGGCTACAGCTATTGGCGGTGGTTATGCAACATCTAGTTCTGCTGCTCGTATGAAAACATTTGAATCACAGCTACCTAAAGCAGGTCAAAGCATGTCTGCTGGTATAGAATTTTTAGCACGTGCTAGACAGGAATTAGAAACTGTTAATGAAGGTTTCCAAACTCGTGCAGGTGCTTCTGAACCACAAAAGAAACAAATGCAAAAGTTTTTACAAGAGGTACAAAACGCAGTTCCTTTTACTATTGAAGACGTTGAAAAAGCTCGTTTTGGTGGAAAAGAATCAGGAACAACAGCAGGAAAGAAATTTACAGGTGGTAATAAAAAAGCTGCTGATGAAGCTGCTGCGGCAGGGTTTTAATTATGGCATACGCTAGTCTTTCTGAAGCAGTAAAAAGCAGTGCATTTTCTACGCTGTCTCCTGAAGCTAAACAAGTTGTTTTTGATAAATATTCAAAAGATGATTCAGCTTACGGTGGTTTATCTGCCGAAGCTAAACAACATGTACAAGAAACTTATTTAGGTAAAAAAGAAGAACAAGCACAGACTGAAAAAAGTATGGTTAATAAAGGTGCTGAGGCTGTTTTTGGGGAAGGCCCTAAAGCAACTATGGACCCTATGGAACGTATTAAACGTGTTGGTGAAGCTGGTGTTGCTGGTATGGGGGCTGGTGGTATTATTGGAGGCGGTGTAGGTGCTTTAGCAGGTGGTGTGGGAGCAGTGCCTGGAGCAGCCACAGGAGCAGTTATTGGAGGTGTTGGTGGTGTATTAGGTGAAATAGCTGAACAAGCAACATCTGCGTTAGGAGGAGGCCGTTTATTGCAAGTAATGAGTGGTTTAGTAGGAAGTGCTCCTGCAGAAGCAGTGTCTAAAGCTATTCCTTCAATGATTGAGCATTTACTTCCTTCTAAAGCTAAATACGCATTAAGTTTATTACAAAACCCTGAAACAAGAGCTGCTGCAGAAACTGCTAAATTAACAGCAGGGCAAGAAAAACAATTTGGTCCTAAAACTCCTGGATATACAGCAGGACAAGATTTAGGTGAAAATGCCGCAGAGACACAAGCACGGCTACAAAAAGAACACAAGTTTGGCGAGGCTCGTTCTTACGCACCTTCAGGAAAAACTACTGAAGAAGCTGTAAAACCTAGTACTGCATTAGCTACAGGTAAAGAAGATTTAAATGTTCCAGGTAATGTAAAACGTGCTCAAGGATATACTGAAAAGTTAGAGCCTACAGGAATTAGAGAAGTTAAAATTAATCCTAAAACTGGACAACCACAAAAAGTATCAGAAGTATTGCGTAATGAAATGTATGACGAAGTCGGCAATGTTACTGTTAAAAGCCCAGCACAACGCTTTTCTTCTAGTGATCAATTCAAAACTTTATCAGCTAAACTTGATGAACACGTTGCTGAGGGAACAATTAGTAAAGCAGATAAAAATCATCTTCTTACTATTTTAAAATCAGATGAAGGTTCTATAGGCTCTCAACAACGTTATGGTCAAACTGTAGATAATCAAATTCGTAGCTGGGCTGGTAAGCCTGGTGCTGAAGGTAAAGGAGCACTTACGCAACAACAACGTAATGTTGTTCGTAATGATCTTAGAGATAACTTTGCTGAGTGGACAGATAAACAAGGATTTGGTAAAATAGAAAAAGATTACCGTTCTGCCTTTACTCAAGAAAAGATTGCTGAAGCTAAAGATTACATTCCAAGAATGTTATCTGAATATGATGGTAAAGCAGAAGCTACACAATTTGCTCGTCAAATGGTTAATGAAATGCCTGAAACTAAACAAATAGTTAAATCAGAAATTAAAAAGTATTTTGCTAATTTAGACCCAAAAGATATTCCATCTAATTTAAAACGTATTGATAAATTATTAGTTAACACAGAAATATTTAAACCTGAAGAACTTAATTATTTACGACAACAAGTATCTGATGTTGAAAAAGGGGGAGACCCTGTAGCTATTGGTACACGCATTAAACGAATGATTAATACACAACTTAAAGTTGGCCTTCCTACTCAAGTTGTTCGTTCTGCAGTAGTAGGACAATCTACAGATAAAAAAGAATAAATGAAAATATTAATTATTGACCCATCAGGGTGTGGTTGTGGCTTATCCTTTGGTCTTCGTAGCATGGAAGCAGGCCATGAAGTAAAGCTGTTCCTTAGACACAATAAAGATGGCTCTCGTCCTGAAGCAGGTGACGGTGGTTTAATCAAGCGAGTTAGTGCTTGGGAAGATCATATGAACTGGGCTGATTTAATCTTTGTTACAGATAACATTTACTACATTCATTCTTTAGAGCGTTATCGTGATCAAGGCTATCCTATCTTTGGTGCAAACTTAGAAGGAACTAAGTGGGAACAAGCTCGTGACTATGGTGAAAGTATTCTTAACAAAGCAGGTGTAGAAACTATTCCTAGTCAAACATTTACTAACTATGACGATGCTATTGCTTATGTCAAAGAAAACCCTAACCGTTTTGTGTCTAAGCCTATTGGTGACGGTGATAAGACTTTATCCTATGTAGCTAAGTCTGCTGCTGATATGCTTTACATGCTTGGCTACTGGAAGAAAAAGAACTCCTTTAAAGGTAAGTTTATTCTACAAGAGTTTCGCCCAGGTATTGAGTTTGGTGTTGGTGGTTGGTTTGGTGCTGGTGGTTTTTCTAAGAACTTTTGTGAGTCTTGGGAACATAAAAAACTAATGGATGGTGAGCTTGGTGTCACTACTGGTGAGCAAGGTACTATTGTCCGTTACACACAAGATTCTAAACTAGCTGATCAGATGTTAAAGCCATTAGAAGGTATGCTTCATGGCATTGGTTATACAGGCTACATTGACGTTAACTGTATTGTAGATAAGAAAGGCAAAGCATGGCCTTTAGAGTTTACTACTCGTCCTGGTTGGCCTTTATTTAACATTCAAATGTCTTTGCACAAAGGTGATCCTGCTCAGTGGATGCTTGACATGATTGATGGTAAAGACACTTTAAAAGTATCAGATAAGATTGCTTGTGGTGTTGTAGTTACTATTCCTGATTATCCTTATAGTCGTTTAACTAAGAAAGAAAACTCTGGTTATCCTATATGGGGTTTGACAATGGAAGACGCTGTCAACGATGTGCATCTTTGTGAAGTTCAGTGGGGTAAAGGTCCTGCAATGGTTGATGGAGACCTTAAAGAAAATGTACCTATGTTTGTTACTGCTGGTGATTATGTATGTACTGTTGTAGGCTTAGGCGATAGTATTGAAAAGTCTCGTGAAGCTGTTTACGGTAAGATTAAAAAGAAGATTGAGATTCCTAACTCTATTGCTTATCGTACTGACATTGGTGAAAAAGTACAAAAGTGTTTAGATGATTTACAAGGCTGTGGCTATGCTCAAGGAGTAGAAAGTGGCAAGTAATTTATTACCCCCAATTCCTCAGACTGAAATAGGTGAAAACTTTCCTTGGAGAACTTGGTTTAATAACATAGGGACTTACATACAACAGACTCAAACAGGTAAGAATGTTTTATCCATTATTCAAGGTGGTACAGGAGCGTCCTCGGCTGCAGGTGCTAGAGCTAACTTAGGTCTCGGTAGTATGTCTCAAGAGAGCTCTAACAACGTAGCAATCACTGGCGGTACTATTACAGGAGTTGCTATTACAGGGGTTTCTATTCCTTATACTGATGTAACAGGACTAGGAACAATGGCTACACAAAACGTAGGCATTACTCATACTATTACTACTGCTAAGTTAACACCTACAGGTGCTAATGGTAACATGGTATTTACTAACGGTATATTAACTGCACAGACACAGGCAACATGAAAACTTCTGATAAAGGCGTTGAACAGATTAAACACTTTGAAGGCTTTCGTACAATGCCTTATAACGACGGTGTTGGTAAGATGACTGTTGGTTATGGTCATATGATTATTCCTAATGATGGCTGTGTAGTAGGAAGCCCTATTACTATGGGACAAGCTACACAGCTATTAGTAAATGATTTGCACCTTGCTGAAAACTGTGTAAACTCCGCATTTGCGGAGATTAACCAAAATCAATTTGATGCTTTAGTATCTTTTGTATTTAACTTAGGCTGTGGTGCTTTTAAACGATCTAGCTTATTTCAGTTTTTACAAAAAGGAAATATGGAAGCTGCTGCACAGGAGTTTCCTAAGTGGTCTATGGCTGGTGGTAAACCTAATGAAGGTATTAAACTACGCAGGCTTGCTGAACAAGTTTGTTTTCAACATAATATTTATAGAGGATAAATCATGCCGTTAAAAACTGGAAGTTCTAAAAAAGTAGTATCTAAAAACATCAAGACTGAAATGAAAGCTGGAAAGCCACAGAAACAAGCTGTAGCTATTGCTCTTTCTAAAGCTGGTAAATCTAAGCCTAAAAGCAAGATTGCTACTAAAAAGAAGATGAAATGATGAAACAATTATTGCAAGGTGCTTGGAAATCAAGAACTATGTGGCTGTCTGGTTTTCTTGTTATTCTTGGTGCTATCTCTGATAATTCTACTTACATACAAGATTTGATAGACCCTAAAGTATACAGCATATCCATGTTTGTTATTGGTATTTTGTTAGCTTACTTACGGGCTACAACTAATAGACCATTGGAAGAAAGATAATGTTTCCTTTATCAATATTAACTTATGTCAAAATTGGACTTATTACTGTGGTTTTATGTGGTGCTTTTTACTTTGGGTATCATATTGGCAATAATAAATATTTATCGCTTAAACAAAGTACCGAACTACTTGCCAAAGAACAAGAAGCAAAAGTAGAATCTATTAATAAACAACAACAACTAGCTACAAAAGGAATACAAGATGAATATGATGCGAAACTTAGTGCTGTTAGGAATTATTATAAGTCTACAAGCTTGTGGAACAACCCCAGTAGCAGTAAAGTGTCAGGACTTTCCACAGCCCCCAACGTCACTGATGTTATCACCGCCTACAATGTTCTTGCTGGACAATGCGCTGAAACCACAGCCCAAGTAGTAGAATTACAAAAATGGATACTAGAGCAAGTAGGTATTAAATAAGTCAAGATGGCACGAGGGCATCAAGAACCTAGAGATTTTCCATCTTTCTAACTAGGGCATCAACGAATTGGCAGGCGAGTTTGTAACCCCTCACCTTAACTTTACAATACAACCTATAGCATGTATTTTAACTTTACAGTCTATAACATGTATAGTATTTCAATATTTTTATACATATCACTGACGTAAAAAGACCCTCCGAAGAGGGCCGTAAAATACAACTACTAAGAAACTATTACAGAATATCTTCTGGGTTAGGAAAGCTAGGAGCATTAGGTGGCTGTAGTTCTCTAAAGAACGCTACCGTCTGTAGCTCTAACAACTTATCGTTAAGAGGCTGTATTATTTTAATCAAGTCTTGAACAAGCAACATACTCTGAATAGGGTCTAAGTCTTTAGCACTTAATCCTGTTTCAGTGCAACGATTAAACACCATAGGCATAAGCTGATCTGCTGTGTTAAGAACATCTTCAAGTCGTTTCAATCCTACAAATACTGTATCTAAATCAATCATTTTCTTTTCCTTTATTTAACGGGACATGCACCACTACTACATTCTAAATCACCTTCAAAGGAAGCATCTTCCACTTTGGTAATCAATCTTGTACTAGCAACTAACGCATCGTAAGCTTCTTTAGTAATTTCTTCAAGAGGAGCTTGTTTAAAACCATGTTCATTATGAAGTAAGAACGATAAAGATTTATGATTGTTTTTGTAGTTCTTAGCCAAGTACTTCTTAATCTCTGGTAACTCTTCCTTACGATAATACACAGTACAGCTTACGCTATTATCTGACCAGTTATCTTGCAACCATTTAACTGTTTCTAGTTGGTCAATAGCTGTCATTTCTGAAGCAATTTTAGTGCCTGCAGGATAAGCAAATGGGAACGAAACAACCATTGTACTGTAGTCATCTGTACCATCAAAGTTACGTTGGTATTCTACAGGATACCCATGATCACGACATACTTGAACTAAGCTATGGTCTGCAGCAATACGGATACGTCTAATCATATAATGACTATAAGCAGGGTGGCATCCTGAAGTTACACCTGGTAACAAAGACAATGTACCTGAAGGTTTAACCGTTGTTAGCTTAATAGATTCAGGGAAACCATGCAAAGCAGAGTATTCTTTATCAAAGGCACGTAAGTCTACATAAGCTTCTTTTAACCAAGAACGTTGCTCGTCAGAAGCTTGCAGAACACCAGTAACCCCAATACCCATACGCATGTTCTTGTGAACGATGTCGGCTGTTTCCTGCAAATGACAAGGCAAAGCAAGGCTATGCTTGTTAATACGATATAAAAGTTTACAGATGTCAACGAATTGCTCCTTAGATTCTACGTTAGATAAATAAACTTCTGCTAAACAGCAAGTTTCATAAGCTGCCAAAGATTGTTCAGCACAAGGGTTATATCCCATAACATCAGGATCAGGATAGTTAGTGTCACCAAGCCTACCAATCTTCCTACTAAGGCGTAAGTTAATAAGACCGTAAGGCTCTCCTTTTCCTTCGTATCCGTCCCAAAAATATTCATGCAAATCTTTAATATCGTTACACACAACGCTATTATTAGACATGGCCCTCCAACTAGGAATATTACCCATATCCCAACGTTTAGCAAGAAGGTATTCGACATCGTCTGCATCTCCAATGGCAATCTGTGCTGATCTTCGTACATTACCTGCTACGACAATTGCACCAATAATGTTCATAATATCTAAGCAATCAATAGGACGTAGCTTTTTACCAGCCCTTTTAGATAAGATAGTACTTACCTTAACTATGCCTTCACAAAGGTCTTCAGGGCCTGATGCAGTGCCTCCAAAGCCCTTAATAACAGCCCCACGACCACGTACAAGAACAGTGCTATAGCTAAACGTGTTGTTTTTATCACTTAGGAACGCTGCCTTAAGCGTTTTGCCCAGTAGCTGTACCCAACCCTCCCTCGAATCAGGGACAATAAAATCCGCATCATTGCTATCCACACGAGTAGGGGCACTAAAATTAATATTGACTTCAGGAAGTTTTTCAACGTTTTTCTTTTGTATGTTATAACCTACGCCTGAGCCTAACATCAATAGGTCCATAGCCCAAGTAAAGGGACGAACAGGCTCATCAATTACAGTAAAGGCACAGTTTTGTAATGAAGCTAATCCTAGCTTGTTTACAGTGTCTGTTCCTAATTGCCAAAGAAAACGGCCTGCTACTGTTCCCTTTAACTCTGTTAAATACTTACGCAAACGGTCTTGTTCTGCTTCTGTAAAGTTACAACCTAATTGTTCATTTGTTGCTTTTACTACTCTTTCTACTGTCTGTGGGAACTCTTCTGTTTTACTAGTAATGTCTGCTTCGTCTAAACGACGTGCATAAGTTCTTTTATAGGTGATATAACCTACTGTGCTAAATGGTGTTGTGTACATCTTTATCCTTAGTGTCGTGTATTTTTCTTGTATTTTTCTGCCATCATTGCATCTGCCATTGCATATGAAAAATGTGCAATTACTTCACAATACTCATCTACATTAGTTTCTGGTACTCCTGCTGCAGAGATTGCTCCTGATAATACTGAAGTAGCAAAGAAATCTCTTAAATTAGCAATAGCAGTTGATTCTAAATACTCTATTCTTTGTTCAATGGTTTGTTTTTTATCTTCTAGTTTCATGCTCTTCCTTGAAATTTTTCTAAAATACTACGAGCGAAAGAAAGTAATTGTTGTTTATTAGCTCCTTGTTTCATTGTATTTGCTAAGTAAGAAATAACTTCAATATTTCCTTTTATGTATCCTTTAGAAGAATCTATACGGTCAACTGAAGGGTTTGTCCACACTACGCCTTTACCATGTATTTTAGTAATAGGTGTTTTTAAATAAGGACAAACATCAGGTATAATTATATCACATACTTCTATGTTAAATTCAAATTCTTTTTGAATTGCTCTCCTTTTAACACTATTAAATAAATATTTTTCCCAGTCTTTTAAACGATTGTCTATTACTTTTTGTTTAGAATTTTGTGAATCTCTACACTTTTTTGTAATTTCTTTTCTTTTTTCTGGGTTATCTTTAGCCCACTTTGCTGCTTTATCTTTATATTTTTGTTTATTTTCTACATATTGTTGCTTTGCTTTTTGTAAAATAATTTCTTTATGCGCTTCGTAATAATCAGGAGTCATCTTCTTCCTTTAGTAGTTGTTCTAGTACATCTGCTTTCTCTTCTATTATATCAGAAAATCTATCACAGATATCCTCAGTAGTTAAACCAAGAATATCTGTAATATCAATCTCATCTAATTGTTTCAGCCGATAGATTATATCAGTTAGTGTCAAACTCATCAATCATCCTTTGAATATACCATACTGCTTTTTTTAAATCTTCAGCGCCGTTCTTATGTTTCCAACGCCATAGATATTTTATAGCGTTACCAGTACACATTGCTTCCATGCCTTTAAGATGTTTAACTACTTCTTTAATAGCATCAATACATTCTATTTCTCCTGCTGTGTAATGACTAGGAGAGTTTACCATATCTTTTTTCTTAACAAGAGGTTTCCAGTTAACTTCTACTTTTTGACCTGCTCCTGATTTGTGTTCTTTACCTGCACCAGGAGGGTAATAAGTATCAGTAGGCCCTGCACTGTAAGCAGGGCTTCCCAATTGACAAGGTACACAAAGAGTATGATATTCTCCATGTAAATGACAATACATTATGCAAGCCCTTTCACTTCTACAGATGCTTTAAGAGACTTTGTTCCTTGACTCCAAGTGCCACAATCTTTGCACTGATAACGCTGATACGTTGAGGTAGTGGTAACTGCCTGTCCACGCTTCTGTAACTTAGTAGAAGAACAAGTTGGACAAACATGCCCATCAGCATACAGATTATAATTAGGATGATGTTTAATCCAAGGAAGAATACGATGGTATACATTCTCAAGCAGAGTGACATCTTGCTTATTATACTTTTCCATAATCTTCCAAGAAGCTACATCGCCTGCCATACACTTAGTCCACAATTCCATACCTGCATGAGCCGTCTTTTTACCTAGTCCTAGACGCTGAGCAACGTAGTCCAATTTGTTAGAAGGAAAACGAAACTGGCTGCGAGCAACACGCAAAAGATCAATTTGTTTATAAGGTGATGGTGGAGTAAAACTATGTAAAAGGAATTCCTTGTTAAGAGTAGGAATGTCAAACTTAGTACCATTATAATGAACGACTGCGTCTGCATCATTGAGGAGGTCATAGATACCCTTTAGCATCTTTTTAGGTGTAGAGTTATGGACAGAATCAAACATAATTTCTTTACCGTCAAGCCACTTAGCAGCCCAACAAAGAATTTCTGATGAATCAATAATATGATTAGGGTTAATGTTTTGTTCCCAAATCCCCCAAACATATGCTGTCATAGGGCTTGTTTCAATATCAAGAAGAAGAATCTTCATTTCTTTTTACCTTTCTTAGGTACTGGAAAAGGAATATCTTCTTTATCAGCTTTAGCTTCTAAAGTACGAAGTAGTGTTAAACGTGCTTCTTTTACTTCATCACTAGCATGTTCATTAAGCTCAAACACTTGACAAAAAGTATCCATTAACTTAGAACAGTTTAATTCAATAGCATATTCAATAGCCATGATGTGATTATGCTCTTCATCTTCTGACATCAATTCAGGATGATCGTACATTCTCCAACGTAATGTTTGTACCTGGTCTTTAATGGCCCAAACATTCATAATGGCATTCTCTAAATCAAATCTATTCTTTTTCATTTGCTTTCCTAACTAGTTCTACAAAATGTTCTAAATCTACAATTGCTAATGGTTTACTTCTATTTTGTTTTACTACCACTAACGGCTCTGCATCACCATGCGTCATTGCTTGCTCATAAAACTTATATACTGCTACCTTTGCTAAATTCTTACATTCAATTCCATAAGGAAAGGCTTTTAAACCAGCCTCGGATAGTTGCACGTCTTCGCCTTGCGCCCCCATCGATGTGCTTTTCACGTCTCGTTCCGTCAGCGTCGGAAAAGAGCGAAGTATCGAGTCCCTTACCGTTTGTTGCAACAGTCGGCCTTTTTGCTTTGCTGAACTGGTTTTCATCTTTCCACCCTATCGGAACAGGCTCAACAGGTGTATCAGGGTTGACTGTACCTTCGAAGACATTCCAGAGAGATTCTTTTTTAGAGAAGTTATTCCAAAGTCCTGCTTCTCTGCCATAAGCTTCGATTTCCCAAGGCAGTTCGAAATAGTCCATTGCATCACTGTCGATGGGTTCACCTTGCCACTGCGTCTGCTCTTCATTTAATTCCTCATGTACATACTGTTTAACATGCACAAATTCATGTGCAAGAGTTTTTAATATTGCTTTACCTGAAATATAAGGATGTAATTCAATTAAGAATTCCCTTGCCTTTTTCTTACTGTTTCTTTTTTCAACACTAGTGTATCCATAAGCATCCAAATGCTTGTTAAACTTAACAGTAACAACAATGTGTCTAAGGAGTTTCTTAGGGAATAACTGTTCAGCATAAAACTGAGAAGCTCGTTGAACATATTCGTTAAACCTTTCGTCAGGGTGTCCGTGGTTATTTAGAAGTACAATCATCTTGGGGATTCCCACATTTCATTTGCTGTCCGTCGCAAGTGGAGCAATCTACAGTTTTCAATGACTCTGTCTTCTGCACCATCGTAAGCTTCGACACAAGCAAGATACATTTCTGTTGCACTTTCACGTCCTGCGAGCCTTTGTTTAGCCTTAACAGGGCCGATGCCTTTGAGACCAATGATGTTATCAACTCTGTCACCTGTAAGTACCTGTAAGTAAAAGTTAAGAAGTGCTTCTGCTTCGTTTACTACTGTCATTTCTTTTTTAACAAAATTCCAATGATTTCCTGGAAGCTGTAAAAAATCTTTATCAATACTAGCAATTATACTTTCATAATTTCTAGCAGTGTGTTCTATCGCAATTGAATCATCTGCTTCTTGCCCTACAGAGATTGTAGCACCCCAGGCTGAAACAAGATAATTTCGGAGGGTCTGCAAATGTTTAGGTTTAGGTGAAGTGCGGTTACCTTTATAGGGCGCAGTTATTGCAATGTCGTTTCTAAAGTTTTCTTTTCCTGTCAAATAACATTGGTAGGTTTCAACATTTTCTAAATCTTCCCACAACATTGATTCAATAAAATAAGCACAACGTGAGATAGCAATTTTTTCATTTTCTTCCTCGGTTGAGCAGGCTATACGATAACAGATAATGTCAGAATCTACCAATACGTGCATCATAAACTTTCTAAATGAGGAGCCGAAGCTCCTCTGTTATTGTTACAGTACGTCGTCCATTAGTTCGTCGTCTTTAGCACCTTTGTACTCAACCAGATTAGTGATTGTAAGTTTCTTCAACGAAGGGCTAACACCTTTTTTACCACGATAATCCCACTCATAAGAAGAGACAATTGCTGTGCATTTACTGCCGTTAGCAATCTTCTTAGAAGCTGGTACTTGCTCACCATCTTGATCAAATGCTTCAATTTTATAATTACTTTTACAAGTAATATAATTACCTTCAGCTTCACGCTTTTCAGGATTATTTAATACTTTGATGCCTAATTCTTTTAAGGCTGCTACTGCTTTGTCTGATAGATTAGACAAGTTAATTGTGTACTGTTCTTTATCCGATGATGGATTAGGAGTCTGTGTACAAGCCCAAAAAATGTCTGCCTGTACTGCGATTGATTTACCTGTACTCATAATGTTGATTCCTCTTAATTTAGTTAAATTTATACTGCATAGCTATTATACCACAACTTAGTGACTACCTGCCCAGTTTTCTGCAACACCATACTCAGCCCCTACTGGACAACGGAACTGTAGTATTTCTCCTGCTTCTTTGGCAGAGTGAACAACCACTTCACCTATTATACTACCATATTGCTTAGGGCACTCTATTTGAACTTCATCGTGGACCCAAGCTACTAGCTTATATGGTATGCCTTTAGTACGCAAGTTTTTTTCTATTTGAACAAGCCATTGTTTTGCAATGATGGCGGCTGCACTTTGTAAAAGCGTGTTAAGCGACGAATGAGCCGACCTGACCGTAAGTGAATAACCGCCAATCCCTGATATCCTTCCTTTTTCAGAAATACGTTCAACTTTGGCTTTAAGCCTTTGGTAAGACGGAACTGCTTTACAGAAGTTATCGATAATTTTGGCTCCTTCTTTTGGAGTAGAACCAATAACCGAACCGATCTTGGAAGGAGAGGCTCCGTACAAAGTCGCATAAAGGACAGTTTTCGCAAGGTCTCTCGTTTCAACCCCAAAAGCTTGCTGATTTCTAGTGTGGACATCACCGTAGACTGTTTCATTTATATATTCCTGGTCATTAAGGTAATGAGCAAAGCATCGAAGCTCAATACCGCTAAGATCGACACCCACCAATACGTTTCCGCTTTCAACAGTCCAGCAGGACCTAAACTCTGTTCCCAACACCGCCCTAGTTGAAGGGATTTGTGCCATATTAACGCTAGAATGAGTAGCTCTGCCAGTAACAGCACCAAAACCAATAACTTTACCATGTACTCTCCCATCTTCTTTTACATGTTCTAACCAAGAATCTAACTGCGAAGCTCTTTTTTGTAGCATTAAATACTTTGCTATTGGTTTAGCCTCTGCAATTGATACTTCACTAAGTATAGTTTCATCGACAATAATTTGCCCTTTTTCCGTCGTCTTGGTAGGCTTCCAACCCTTGGAGATAAGCCGTTTTGCAATTTGCTGACGGGACCCCACATTAAATACTTCCACGTCGTCCTTGAGCCTCTTACCAGTTTTCTCCGATACACGCTCAGTCGTAATCGGTGGAAAGATAGTCTGTAAGGCTTCTTCAATCTCTGCCATTTCTGTCTTAATCTCACAGAGCATCGTCTGTGCATAGGGTATGTCAAGCTTGAATCCATTACGTTCCATCCTTGATAAGATAACCTGTACTTCATACTCCAGCTTTACAGCTTGTTCTTGTATATTAAACTTTTGTAATTCTTGAATAAGAATGTCATATACCTTAGCCGTTAACTCTACGTCACGAATACAGTACGTCACCATTTCTTCGGTAAGGCCACCATCATAATCAGAAAAGTTTATCTTCTCAAATCCTAGAGTCTTCCCCCAAGAATCTAAAGAGTGACCACCATCACGAGCAGAATTACAAAGGCGAGAAAGTAACAAAGTATCTCCACATTGTGTCCCCTTGATTGTTGTTTTCCATACCCTATTAAGAATAGGAGCATCAAAGGCAATAAGATTGTGTCCCACGATGGTATCAAATTCATTTAAATATTCCTTTAGCCCTTCTGCTGAACGCCATACAATTAAGTCTTTCTTTTGGATGTCAAGAGTCACGCAGCACCAAATTGTATCGTGTGCTAAGTTAGTCTCAATATCCAAAATTAAAGTCTTTTTCATTTTATCCCTATGATACCACCCCAAACCCTATATGGGTAAACGGTTTTTTTATAAAAACAATATTCTATTCCAGTATGTATTGAATAGAACGCTTGATAATCTATTGTATCATGACACCTTGAATCACCTACTTGACTATTATACACTACATCTTTGTGTACTATAAGCAACCCAATAAGACACCCGATTAAACCTGTAAAAATTAACCTACGCATTAGAAATACCAATTCTTTTTAACTGTTACTTCTTCAGAATCATTTTCAATACTAACTTCTACTTCAATACTTTTTTGATCTTGTTCTTTGTTTAAGTTTTTATCAAAGATTTCATCCCAATTGTTACGGTATATATCTGTTACTTTCTTTTGTTTTTCATTGGTCATTTACGCTTCTCCATATCTTTTTGCCAGGCTTCCATAGCCTTGTTAAATAATGTTTTTAACTCCTCTATTTCTTTCATTAATTTTAATACTTCTTTTTGCTCTGCAATTAAAGCATCTTGAAGTTGTGTAATCTTTTGAAATGTTTCATTGGTCATTAGTTTTTACTCCTTTACTTGGTGTTGTTTAACAAAGTCTACTGCATCCCAAAAGCCGTTCTCATACTCCTCAGAGTTTGTGCCTGTCATGGTAATGTCTTGATACCAGACAATCATCTTCTCTAGGTGTTCAAGCCTGTCTTGTTGCTGGCGTAGCATAGTGGCTGCTTGTTCTCTTGTGCCACCTTCCCAATGACCCTGTTCCAACTTATTAGCTAGTTCTAGTGCGTTCATTTTTTTTGTGCCTTTCTTAAATAAATCTAGCAATGATATAAACAATAACCGCACCAAGTAACCACCATTTAAAACTGCCATCAAATACCCAGTTTATAAAGTTCATTTCTCTTGTGCCTTTCTTAGTATTGCTCTAGCAAACTCTATTTGATACTTGCGATAATCTCTGTAATCTTTAAATAGCTCTCTAGATATTGCAGTTATTTCAAAGTCTGTTAGTGTCTTTGCTGGTGGTTTTTGCCATAACACTTCCACAATCCTATGCTCATCATCTGTATAAGTAACGGCTAATAGTTCACCTGTTTCTTTACTTTTTTGAAGTGATAAGTGTAGTTCTTTTGCTGAATGAGTGTAGAGTGGCACAACATCGTGAAATTCATCACCATAATTTAAATTGCTTTTATCCCAATCTAAATTATTAGGCTCGCCCTTATAAGTTTCCATCCACGCTACTGGTTCATTGTTCATCTTGTTTAACTCCTATTTTGTGTGCCGCTTCTACTGCACGAATGATGTACATTAGGTTTGGCATACTACAGTCTTCTCCTTGCCAGCATTGACCATTACCAAGTATGAATTTAATTTCTTGCTCAAGTAAAGGTATCTTTGGTTCTTTCAACGCTTCTATTTCAGCTTTACTAGCCCTTATTCCCTCTGCGTAGCCAACCATCTTGCCACGCTCGAAAGCATCTAACACCGCTTGTTCTGCCTCTGTTGTATCGCTCATAATGCTTCCTCCATTTCCAACATACGGCCTGTGTCTTTATTGTAAAGCAAACTAGCACAATGCGGAGAAGTTAAACCACTAAAACGATTCTTGAGAATACTAACTCGTGTCGTGTTACGCTCAATAGGGTCTTCATGTTGTGCGTTACGGACCAAACCAATAACAATATCGGATAACTGAGCAATACTCGCAGAGCCTCTAAGTTGTGAAAGACTTGTTGCAGCCCCTTCCTCGTGACCTTTACTTTCTGGACGCTTCAGGTGCGATACTGCAATTAAACACACCCCAGTTTCTTGTACCAACATACGCAATTTAGTCATCAACTCATCAATTGCTTTTCTCTCATCTCCATTAGACTGTGATGAAATAATCATAGAAATATGATCTAAGAAAATGTATTTACAATCTGAAGCTTTTGCAAAGTAACGAATACGGTTAATCACATTATCAATATCAGTAGAGCCAAAGTTATCCCACAAGTAAATCCTATCTGTTCCCATTGTTGCATCAAAGGATTGTTTCAACTCTTCAGGGCTAACGAGTGTATCAGGTAAGTGTAATGGCTTATTCAAGTGTAGCGACATAATGCTTCGTGCTGTTTTTCGTACTGACTCTTCCATAAACATTAAGCCAATATTGGAATCGGTAGTCTGAATCAAGTGCCATAGAATCTCACGCAAGAACTGTGACTTACCTAATCCTGACCCTGCACAAACCGTAATCAACTCCGCAGGTCTAATGCCATAAGTTAAATCATTAACACCAGCCCAAGGATATAAAGCAGAAGACTTTTCTACAGGTTTATTAACTTCTTCCCATAAAGTAGAGCCTGCAATAATGCCATCAGGTGTCCATTGTTCTGCTGACCACCATTGCTTAACATAGTCTGCTCCTTTTCCTACTGCAAGGTAGTCACAAGCATCTTTATAGCCTGAAATATGCTTAACAATCTTACATTTATTACCTAATATCTCAGCAACTTCATTCGCAGCCTTGCGTCCAGGCTCATCAGCATCAAAGGAAATATAGATACTCTCAAATGAAGATAACCACTCATAGTTCGCTTTAACGTCCTTTAAGGCAGCTTGTGCGCCATTGCGTACAGAGACATTGGCGTACTTCGATCCTGCCATCTGAAAGCCTGCTAACGCATCTAATTCGCCTTCATGAATAGTGACTGTCTTACCGCCTTTAGCAAACAACTGCTGACCAAATAATGTTGTGTCTTTCCATTGGCCTGTGATACCAAACATCTTGCCCTCAACAATACGATTCTTAGTGGCAACAACTACGCCATCATCGTTTGCGTAAGGGTAGTATTGTGTTGTAGCGTCTTGCGTAACACCGTAGTGCTGACAAGTATCGCGAGTAATACCTCTCTCGCTGATTGACTTTACTTCTCCCTTAATTTCTAACATGTTTTGCTTTCTTGTTGGTGCAACATAACTTTCTGTTCCATCGCCTTTAATATATGTTTGACATCCGTAACAATACTGATGCCCGTCTGTAAAAAGAGCATTAGCATCCGAACTTCTACATTTATCGCAGGGAAGGTGCTTTATGAATTGTGATTCACTACTGCTTTGCATAGTTCTAATACCTCTCTATCTGTATATCTTTGTTTTGCCATGTTATACCACCAACAAACAACTTGTATATTATTTTTTGTATAACCTTTTGTTGGGTTTATTTTGTCAATACTAGGAGTTCTTGCATTTCTATTAGAATAATCACTTCCTTTATTTACTAATTCAAATTTAAGACCTGTTTTAGCACAAACATCTTTTAAAAGTATCTCATGTATATATTCACTGGTTAAGTCAAAATCTATATTATGTTTCTCAGCTCTTTGTTTACAAGCATGATAAAGATTGTAAGCAGTTCTATAAGAAGGATAGCAAGCATCACAAAGATTTTTTGTTCTTTTCGCAGAACCTGCTTTTACTTTCCAATTACAACCACATTGCTCGCATACTTTATGAACTCTACTTTTTCTTTCTTCTCTTCCTTTAGCTGCTCGACATTGTTTACAGTATGGAACATAAATCATGTTTCCTGCTTTTGATTTAGACATACCAAACAAACTAACATCTTTACTTTCATTACATTTTTTACAACTCTTTTCCATAAAATCTCCTTAGATGGTCTATTGTAACATAAAACATCTAATTTGTCAAGATGTAACAATATATATGATAATCTCTTTACTTAGTTAATTTAGTTTTTAAAAACAATAATAATAATATTAATACACTACTTAGTAATACATACTACTTAGTAATCATCTAGATTACTTAAATCATCTAAATAATAATCAATGTCATCTATGTCATTACTATTTAGTAAATCTATTCTATCGTGATAAAGTATATCTGTTTTTACTGTTTTTAAACACTTCAAACACATATCAAGATAATCATTAGAATTAACCGACTTAATGGTCGCCTCATAATCAGATAATAAATTATTGCAACAATAACATCTCATGGTGTTCTCA